AATTGTTGTATATTCACCATCACCAGCTGATTCTACTTTCAGCTTTTCGGCGGCATACTGTTCAAGTGTAATTCCCCACTTTTGTGCGAGTCGTACGTCTTCTTGAGAGAGTTTAACTTTCTTGTTAGACGGGGATGCTGAAGTGTGCGAGGCTCCAGCTACTACTTGAGAAGCCGTTGACGTGGGCTTCGTACGTGGTTTATCGGCAGCTACTTCTTCTGTAGTTGTTCCGAATTTGTTAGGGAAAGTATCTGCCATACGGCGGTTAATTTCCTCGTAATAATCGTCATCAGCAGGGTCAAAGCCTTCACTTTGTACCTCTGCATCAATCTCAAGAGCAGCAGCAGTTAAGACACGGTCTTTATTAAACCAGTCATTTTCTGTTACCCAATGCTGTGCTTTTCTATCAGCAGCCTTATTAACGGGTAGCTCTTGCTCTTGTTCCTCAAAGTTAACAGGCTTAAAAGATTCAGCCTCTTGTTTAAAGGTTTTAATATTGTAGCTGTCTTGCTGCGCATTAGTAAGTGATTCTTGCGCCTGTAAGATTCTATCTGATTCCCCGCTGTCCAGTGCTTCTTTATAGGCACTCTTAGCAAGTTCAATTCTTTCGGCAACTTGACGCTCATTAGATTCTACGTTTGTGTTTAGAAGAGTACCGTATTCTTCTTCACGCTGCTGCAGTTTAACCTGCATGTCTTTCTGAGCTTGGAGCAGTTCTTCAATCTGAGCTTCACGTTCCTTCTTCTGTTTTACCAGCTGACGGATACGCTTCTGTGCGCCTGATGTTTCTGCTTCTTTGGCTGGTGCTTCCTCTTCCACTTCTTCGGAGGCGGTAGCTTCTTCAGCTTCTACTTCTGCAGTTGGAGCAGGTTCTTCCTGCTTCTCAACTTCTACTTCTGGTGCAGCAGATACAACTTCTTCTTCTGCGCCTTCAATTTCAATTTCAATTTTATCGGGGGATTCACCTTGTTCAGGTGTAATAGTAGACCATTCAGTCTCTGCCATTTGTATTTCTCCTGTTTAACGTCCTCAGCGAACTTAGACGAATAACGCTGATGTAGTATATTATATAGTATAAGCTACCGTGTCACAATAGCAACACGCTAAATTAATTTGATAGGTTAAATGTAGGGTCTAAATCTTTTGGGCTTTCAACTACCATTTTGACATCGTCGTCAAAAATAAGAAGCAGCTGTACACCTTTGTATAGAAATTTATTCCCAGCGTGTTTACCATAACACACGTAGTCTCCTTCTTTACACCAAGGAGTGTCGCCAAACTTGCTGTCTTGATAGGCGGCGCTTCCTACCTTAAGTACACGGCCAACTGTTGTAAGATAAGCCATATCCGATTTGGTTGAGTCAGGAAGAATAATACCTCCCTTTGTCTTCTCTTTAACAGAGATAGGGCGGACAAGTACAGTGTATCCTGGCACTTCTGGTAATGGTGTTGGGTCAGGCACATCGTCATTTGTAATCCACTCGTCATTTTTAATAGCATTAGATGCTGCTTGCATTAGTCTAGTCCTCTTCTATGTATTTAGTTAGATAGTCTTTAATAATACCAATTGATTTCTCAATCCCTGCAATATTACCTACCACCTCCTTATACATAGGATAGTCTGAAGCTGTCCCATATGCAAGCGAATTTTTCAATCCTTCAATTTCTTTTTGAAGTTCTTTAATTAATTCTTCGTATAACAAAATTAGTTACCTTGCTCACTCTTCATAATAGCCTTCAACATATCAGTAGTAAGCTGTACTTCTTTAATGCCGTTGGCTTCTTGTGTTTTAATTAAGTCAGCCAGAACGTCCATAGCCTTTAAAGCTCTTTTAGAATTACGGTCTTCTTCCTTTTGATATGCTTTCATGTTAGACTGCATCCCTGCCTCTTGAGCATCAATAACAATCTTTTGCTCTTTCAGGTCAAGGTCACGTTGCTTAAGTGAAGCATCCACCTGAGCCTTAGCGGCTTGGGTTTGATTTTTTTGTTGTTCAACTTGTAGCTTCTGTGTTTCAATCTGAAGCATCTGTTGTTCAGGAGACATGCCACCTCCCTGAGCCATCTGCATGTTTGTCTGCATGATTTGCTGGGCAGCCTGTGCGTTTGCCATTTCTTCTGGATTAGGCATCTGAGAAAGTTGAGCAGCTATCTGTGGATTCTGAGCCGCCTGCATAGACAGGCCATCAATCTGTCCTTTATACTTCAGAAGCATATGCTCAGAAATGTTAGCCTGTAGGGCTGAAGCCATCTGCTTAAAGAATGGATTCTGTTGATTGCCTGGGTCTTGTAAGAAAGCTCCCTTGAACGAAATATGTGCATCGTGGTTCTGACCTATAAAGGCTTGAATTGGTTTGTTCTGAGACACAGCCAAGATATCAGTCATTGGGTCTTGAGGTTGTGCCTCGTCTTTGCGAGGCATCAGTGTATCAATGTCGGGGACATTAGCTGTTGTTAGAAGCATACGGTTAATAGCTTCCATGTCAAACATACCTGGCTCTGATTGTTGAGCAATATTCTGTACCATTTGAATAAGCATCATGCGCTGAGCATTCGAAGGAATGTTAGGGTCAGACACTGGTACAATATCTACACGGCCATCAAAGTCTTTCTTAAGAATCTTTTCGGAAACTCCAGGAAGGTCATAAGGATATTCAGGCGGCAGATACTCGTAGTCAATACGAGCCAAGATTTTAAACTCGTCTCCCTGTGCCTTGTGTAGTCTCTTATGAATTGAAGAGAAGAACTTACTTGAAGCTTCTAACAATGCCAAGGTTGTTCCAACGGGACCATAGCCTCCGCTGTCTGCGATTACTTGTTCGGTGCTGTCAGCAAACTTCTGACCTGTCTGCGTTACAAAGGTAAGCATGTTGAACAGAGTCTGCGATGGTTCCTTAAACGGAAGCGGGATAATAGACTTAGACAAGTCCATGCCTGTTGCTTCTACTTCTTTAAATTCCCCTGGCGCAATAGGGTCGTTATCTCCGACCATACGGACGCCCTTAGCTTTGAAACCCCCTGGTAAGTTAGCGAACTGGCCAGCATCAAGTAGGCTACGCATTGCAGCAGTAGCAGACATAGTAAGATTACCAAGGAAGTGAATAAGACCCAAGCCGTAAAAACCAAAACCAGGAACATATCTGTAGTGCGTGAAGTGCATTTTCTTGACATACTTATCGTCTCCCTCTTCCCAGTTACGGCGGATAGACAATACAGCACCAGTGGTTTCTTCTACTGTTACAATGTAAGGGCAGGCAACTTTACCTGAGTGCATCTTGTCTTCTTCAATCTCTAAGTAGCAATGTTGTTCAAGCAATACATACTGTGGGTCATTGTCTGAAGCAGGAGACAAGCCAAGAACACTGTCCATCTTTTCGGCCATGCCAGACAAAGTAGGAATACCAGCTGTAGGCAGCTCTATGTCTGCATACATTCCAGCATCTATCTGCCTAGCCAAGTCCACAGGACTGCGATATATAACATGAGTGTAACGGTCTGCTCTACGAAGGTCAGTCGCATAGTAAGAAACATAAAACTGGTCAATAGGCACAAACTCGCTAACAGGACGGTCAAGACTTGCATCATAATAAACCTTTTTAAACGCAGAACCAATAAGTGGTAAGTGGAAAAGCATACGCTCAAACTCGTCATAGTATTCAGGCATCTGTGTTGTGACCTGATAGTTCATAAAGTTTTGTACACGGTTTGCTTGTTGTTGTTTCTCTAAGGTTGCATCACCTAACACCTGAGCCTTAACTGGGCCTTTGGCGGGGAACAACTCGGTAGAGGCTTTGGCTTGGAACTTGACAGCAGACTCAATCAACAGTGGATGTACTGCAGTGGCTGCACCTTCAAACGGTTCCGTTGTATCTTCTAGCTTAAGACCAAGAAGTTCAAAGCCACGCTCGAACATTGATTCCCACTCAGAGCGAGAGTCCTTGTCAGCATTGAACTTATCAATCACTGTGTTTCCAATTTCAGATAGCGTATCCTCGTCAATTAAATCTACAAGGTTTTCAAAGAAACCCTCGTTGTCACCAAGGGTAAGTTCTATTTCTACTTCACCTGCTGTGCCTTCAAGGTCTACCTCAATCTCTCCAGTTTCAGGGTCAACAGAGATAATGGCATCGGCAGACGTAATGTCTTCGATGTTCATATCAATGCCCGATTCTTTTGATTTGTCTGATAGGTCGTATGGATTACGTTCAGTTGCCATTTACTTTTGTTTCCTATTTAATAAAGTCTGTTGTGTCCTGATTGTTTTTTCTTAGCTACACTGCCGCCAGTCTTTCTTGAAACAGTTCCTCTTTCTTTGTCAAGTTTTTTTCTTCTATCGGCAGCAACTTCCTTACCTCTTTTATATACATCTATTACTTTTTGTTTAGGGTCGTCCATTCCTGCGGCAATAGTATATGCTAAAGGAATAGTTGAATCGGCAATAAAGTCACTTACTTTTTCACCCGTAGTTCTTTTTCTTCCCTTAGTCTTTTTTGATGAAAGAGGTTTTCTTGAAGGTTTAGTAGGCTTAACCATTTTATTTACTCCTTATTTAATTCCTGACAATTTGCTAATAAGCATGTTGAGCCTATTATACACTTAAGTACGCCAGTATCCAACCCTCTTTTGTCTTCTTGGATTATAATCGTCTTCCCAGCTTGGGTCTTCGTCGTGAGACACATGCCAAGAGTCACGCATGTAGTGGATGGCCATAGTCATTGCATCGACTTGGTCATCGTGTGCGCCATTGGGAAAGGCTAGTGCTTCGTCAAATAAATCCTTCGCCCACTCCTTACCCTTCGGGATGTAGACACGACCCGA